GGTGAGTGGTTGCCAGATCAACCCGGCGTAACAGGTGCAGTAACAGACGCAAAGAACTGTTATCCAGTTGCTAATGGATATGCTCCAGTTAAGAGCGAGGCTGATTACTCTGACGCTGCTGGTGCTAATCTAATCATTACCTTTGCTGGCAAGTTTGACGGTGCTACTACATTGTTTGCTGCTAGTACAACCCAGATTTATAAGTTTGATAGTTCTGATGCTAGTTTGGATGCGGCTACGACTACGGGTTACACAGCAGTTGAAGGATGGGATGTAACTCAGTTCGGTGCAAAAATGATTCTGGCTAACGGTCAGGATAAGCTGCAAGCATGGACACTTAATTCGTCAACAAACTTTGCTAACCTAGCTGCTGCTGCTCCTACTGCTAAATATGTAACTGTTGTGCGTGACTTTGTGGTTGCTGCTAACGATGGAACTGATACTAGCAAGGTCTACTGGTCAGACATAAATGACGAGACAGATTGGACTCCGGGTTCTGCATCTCAATCTGATACACAGATCCTGCCTGACGGTGGTGATATTACTGGTTTGGCTGGTGGTGAGTACGGTCTGATCTTCTTGGAACGTGCTATCTACCGGATGACCTATACAGGCTCGCCATTCTTCTTCCAGTTTGACGCTATTTCACGGTCTTTGGGCTGTATTTCTAACGGATCTATCGCTCAGTACGGCAACCTAACGTATTTCCTTGCAGACGATGGTTTCTATGTCTGTGATGGTCAGTCAACGAAGAATATAGGTAGCGAAAAGGTAAACCGCTGGTTCTTTGATAACGCTATTCCGGGTGAGATATTTACTGGGATGAGTGCTACGGTCAATCCTGTTACCAAGTTGATAATATGGAAGTTTAATAATACATTTGGTGGTAATAGTATGCTGATGTACTCGATTGATCTTAACAAATGGTCATACGCAGATACGACAGCAACGTCAATTGCCTATGTATTAACGCCTTCAGCTACGTTAGAACAGGTAGATAACTACAACACAAGTATTGATGCGCTTGATATTCCGCTAGATTCGCGTGTCTTTGCTGGTGGACAGCTACTATTTGCTGGTGTTAGCGGTCAGAAGATCATTGCTTTCTCAGGTCAACCTAAGACTGCGAACATATCAACGGGTGATATTGATGTGGGTAGGTCTACGGTCATGCTTGCAAAGCCTATTGTGGACAATGGTAGCGGCTCTATCGCTGTTTCTAGCCGGGATAATCTTGCTGAACAAGTGGAATTTGGCTCAGATGTGTCTCCTGATGCAGAAAACCGTGTGAGCTTGCGGTCTAACGGTGAATATCATCGACTAAGACTGACTCCTACTGGATCTAGCTGGAAAACTGCTGTTGGCTTAGAGTTTGACGTTGTTAAACAGGGTGATAGATGACTCAGTTTCGTACATTACCGCCATTTGGTAGCGATGCTCGTGGTGTTTCTGAGGTCGTTCGTGGGATTATGGACGGAAAGACCAATAATACGGGTCGGATTACGTTAGCCACAGGGAATGCCACGACAACTACCCTTAACGACGAACGTATAGGCTTTGACAGCCTGATATTCTTGGTTCCTGTGTCTAATGCTGCCGAAGCTGATTCTGCGCCTTACGGAGCGTTTCAGGACTCCACAGACCAGACTGCTGCTAATACCACGACTGCTTATGCGGTGACATTAAACACCACTGACTTTAGCAATGGGATTTATGTTTCTAATAGCTCAAGAATAAATGTCCGAAACTACGGCATTTACAATCTGCAATTTTCTATTCAGTTTAAGAATACGACTAACGATGGTCAAGACGTAGATGTATGGTTCCGTAAAAACGGTACAAACATTGCTAATTCTAATAGCCGGTTTCATCTACCAGCCAGAAAAAGCGGCGGCGATCCTAGCCATTTAATTGCTGCGCTTAACTTTTTCTTGGAGCTTCAGGCTAATGATTACGTTGAAGTTATGTGGCGGGTTACAGATACAGGTGTTTCTATAGAGCATTTTGATACGAGTACATCTCCTACTCGTCCAGCAGTTCCTAGCGCAATTGTTACTATGACTTATGTTGCTCCATCTGCAACTTATAATGTATATGTTTCATCTCAGCAACAAGGAAGTGCTACTCTTACGCATTGGTCAAATAATACAGCAGACAAAACCTATGGTTATATTGTGGTGGGCTAATGGAGTTTAGGTACATACCTGTAGAACAACTTAGGAACTGGTGGCCTACAGTACGCCCCGGATTAGATGAAATTAAAGGGTATAGCCCAGAAAACTGGATAGTAGAAGATGTGTACACAGACTGCTTTAACCAAAAAGCAATGCTGTGGGTAGGACTAGAGAACAACCACTTTAAGTGCTTCTTTATCCTGCAACCTATGGGTGAAACAATGCACCTATGGGCTGCTTGGTCGTTAGAAAATAATTATCAAATTGTTGAATCTGGATTAAAATACATAAAAGACATCTGCCGTCAAGGTAATGTCAAATATCTAACTTTCTCTAGTCATCGTCGAGGATGGCAACGTAGGGCGAAACAACTCGGTTTCCGTCCTAAACAATGGATTTGCGAGGTGTAATATGGGCGGTGGTGGCGGTCAACAAACAAGCACAACGACTACGAGCATTGATCCTTCGATCCAGCCGTATGTTACTTATGGACTTGAAGAAGGCAAGCGCCTTTATGAGTCTGGTACGCCTACATTCTTTCCCGGTCAGACCTACGTTTCTCCGTCTCAGGCTACTCAATCAGCTCTGCAAATGGCTAAGGAACGGGCTATAAGCGGATCTCCGCTGGTTCGTGCTGCACAGCAAGAGCAATTGGCTACGATTGAAGGGAGAGGCGTTAATCCATTCCTAGAGGGTGCTTTGGCTGGCGTTAATCGTCAGGCTCGTGAGCAATTTACGGAAGGTGTCCAAGGTCTTCAGTCTAAGGCTTCCTCAATGGGTCGTTATGGCTCTGCTGCTCAAGCAGAACAAGAAGCTCGCGCTCAAGACATATTCGCTCGTGCCTTGGCTGAACAAGGTGGTCAATTGGCTTACGGATCGGCTGAAGCTGAACGTGCTAGACAGGTTGCTGCTGGTCAAGCTGCTCCTGCAATGTCTGCTGCTGATTATGCTGATATTCAGAAACTGCTAACTGCTGGTCAGGCAGAAGAACAGTACAAGTCTGCTGAACTGCAAGATGCAATTAACCGCTTTAACTTTGAGCAGAACTTGCCACAGATGAAACTTAATCAGTTTGCTAATTTGTTTAGCAGTGTGCCTCAAGGCAGTCAGTCTGTTACACAAGCTACTCCATCGGGAGGTAAATAATGGCTGATCCTATTACTATGGCGGTTGTCGGTGGCTCTATTGGCGCTATGACAAACAAGAAAGATCCACTTAAAGGTGCTTTGTTAGGTGCTGCTGGTGGTTATGGTGGTGCTACGTTGATGGGTGCTAGTGGTTTAGGTGCTGGTGCATCTAGTGGTGTTTTGCCTAGCGCATTGTCTGGATCGACAACAATTAATGCTGCTGCTCCTATGGCTGGTCAGGCATTTGTAAATCCTGTGGCTACTGCAATGACCACTGGCCCTAGTGGTGCAATTAGCGTTGAGGCTGCTAAAACTGGTTTGTTTGGCGGTGCAACTCCATTAACTAATGCTGCAATGCAAGGTCAGGGTTTGGCTCAAACTGGTGCTATGCAAAGATCATTGTCGTTAGGTATGCCGGGAGTAGAAGCATCATCTTTGTACGAGCCTACTTTTATGGATAGAGTTGGCTCTGTTAGTAAATACGCTGAACGGAACCCAGTTCTTACGCAAATGGCTATGCAATCGGCACAGCAAGCGTTGCAACAGCCTGAAGCTCGTATGGCTCCTGCTGGTCAGATTAGTCGTGGTGAGATTAAAGGTGGTGATTACTATAGTCTGCTAAATCCACAGCAAGGCACTGTACTTAGACCGCAGCCAATTTCCCTATTAGGGTGATATATGGACATTAATAAATACATTCCTAACATCTTCGGTCAAGCGGCTCCTAGCTATTTGCAGGGATTGCTTGGTGCTGAAGAAACTCAGAACTTGCAGAACCGGGCTAATGTTCAGGGCTTGCTAGGTGCTGGTCTGGCACTAGCTCAAGGCATGAGCCGTACTGGGCCACGTCGTTCTGCTGCTGAGAACATCTTAGGTGCATTGGCTGGTGGTTTTGGTGCTGCTGGTGGTGCTTACGAGCAGGGCGTTAAGAATTACGTTACGCAGCAACAGATTGCACAGACTCAGTTGGCACAGACTCAGGCTGCAAATAAGTTAAGAAGCATTGCTGAAGCTAAAGCAAAATATCCAGACTTGGCTCAATTGGCTGATATTGATTCCGGTAAGTTTGCTGAAGAAGTAGCACTTAGAGAGCGTCTTAAAGGTATTGGTGGAACTCAAGCAGGACAAGAACAAACTGTAGAAGGTTTACGCGCTATAGCTGACAAATATTACGCTGCTGGCCCTAACTTTAAGGCTCTTGGCGATTCATATACAAAGAAAGCTGAATTACTACAAATGAGTAAATTAGCTAACCTTACTGGAAATGAAACTCCAGATCAGCTTTTTGCTTTGTCAAGAACTGCTGTTGCTAATGGAAATAAAGACCTTGCTGATAGATTGCAATTACTTGCAGAACAGAAGCAACTTCAGCCTCCTCAAGCTCCTGTGGTTCAACCAACTGCGGTTCAACCAACTGCGGAACAACCAGCTCCAGTACAGCCTAGATTAGAGCCGGGGTTAGGGGTAACTTCTAAAGGAAATACATTTAACGGTGTTCCTAATTACGCTGCTGGTGAAAGATATGTTGATGAGGCAATGCACCAAAAGGCACTAGAGCTGCAAAAAACTTTGCCACCAACTGTTGTCCAAGCTAGTGGAAAACTAGGACAACTTCAATCAGATGTAAATAATATTGATGCTGAACTTATAAGAGTTCAAGATCCACGTATAACGCCACCAACAGAGGCAAACACAAGGTATCAAACTAATCTTAAATCTCGCAGAGAAATATTACTGAAAGATATTGATCGTTATTCAGTAATGGAATATGACTTTACTGACTTAAAGTCATTGCCAAATAAATATCAAGCAGAGGTTAAGCAACTTGAGAAGCAAGCACAAGGTGGCACTTTAGATTCTGCTGGGTTGAATTCGCGTATTCAACAGATTTACACAAGGATTCAAGAAGACGAAAAAGGCAGAGCATTAACTGGTAATTCGGCTGTTTTTGCTCAGATGAAGTTTGGTGTTACTGATAGAACTAAACTTAGTGGCCCACAACTTGCTGAAATATTGCGCTTTGAAGATGCTCCTACTGCTACCCAATCTGCTGAATTGGCTAGAGAAGCTCTTAGACTTCGTGCTGACACAGGTGTTGTAGCGCCACTTCCTGCTGCTCGTGGGCCAATGATTTTTGCTCCAGCACAAGGAACAAATCAAGCGCCAGTAGCACCAGTAACAACACAACAATCAGGTGAACAACGGCCATCAGCTCGACCTGCGAATCAACCTATAGTTGCGCCGGTACGTACTACTGCTGCTCAAGTTGCTGCACCAACTACAGCACAACCATCAGTAAACGTGCCAGAAAAACAACCAGTAGTTCAATCCCCTTATTTTAAAGTTGACAGTAATCCTTTAATTAATAGGCGCGAAATTGATCTACCAATTAAAAATAGACAAAAGCTGCTTGACGGTCAATCTGGATTTATTTCTGCTAATCAATATACATTAACAAATATTATAGATGCTCGTAACGTTGCAAAGTCTTTGCTTAATAACCCTGCTTATCTTGATGCATTAACTAGTCGTACTGCTCAACTGTATGCAAAATCTCCAGTTGGTATTACTTTAGATCAAAATACTTATACAGCTAATGAGATATTAAATAATCTCCAAGGTCGTTCTTTCATTAGTGAAATTCAAGCAATGAGAGCAAATAGCCCAACTGGAGGAGCCGTTGGTAACGTAGCTGTTGCTGAAATGACTACTTTATCAAATATTGGTGCTGCTTTAAAATTAGGCATGAATAGAGCAGAGCTTGTAAAACAACTTCAGTCTTATGTTGATAGATCAGATAGGGCGTTAAAAACTATCCCTAATCAATACAGTAAGGTTTACGGTTATAACGGTGAGTTTGACGATATTTTTAGCACAGAAGTTGTTAAGCCAACTGCAACACAAAACAAACCACCTAAAGGTGTAACTGTTAGGAAGGTTCAATAATGGCAGATTTTGTTTATAAGGTAAAAATACCCGGTTATGCAGAACAAGAGGTTAGGTCTGATCGTAAATTAACAGACTTGGAAGCCTATGATTATGCAAAACAATATGCTCAACCTAGATCTGCTAGCGAAGAATTTACTCGTGGCTTAGGTCTTATGACTAGAGGTATGGCTCCTGTAGCTACTGGAGCTGGTATTGGCTTTGTATTAGGTGGCCCATTTGGTGCTGGTGTTGGTACTTTTGGTCTGCCTTTAGCTGAAATTGCTACTCAAGGTATTAATCTTGCGCTTCCTAAAAACTATCAAATCCAATCTCCTACCACTGCGGTTGAAGGACTTTTAACGGATATTGGTTTCCCTGTTCCTGAAACTACTGGTGAGCGTATTCTTCAAGCATCTGGTGGTGTTTTACCATCAACTGCTGCACAAAATTTAACTGCACAAATACTTAGCAAAACAGCACAGAGCCAATTAGGTAGAAATATAGCTGGTGAAATGGCTAAGGCTCCTGAGCGTCAGCTAATGGCTGCTGTTCCTGCTACGGCTGCTGGTCAATACACTACAGATGTCACAGGAAGACCAGAGCTAGGTATGTTGGCTAGTATGGCTACATCGTTACCATTTGCTATTGGCACTCGTCCTTCAGGCCCGTCTAGAGAGACTTTGGTAAACCAAGCTAATGCCGCTTATAACGCAGCAGAGACTTCTGGCATTACATTTAATCCAAACAAATTTAGCAATAGCATGAGTGGCATTGCTGCTGGTTTGCGTAAAGAAGGTTACACACCTACCGCTTATCCAAGACTTGAATCAATATTTAAGGAATTAACTAACGTTAATATGCCTAAAGATTTTACTGAGCTTCAGGGCTTACGTAAGATGATTCAAAATGCTCAAGCCAGCACTGATCCAGCAGAACGCAGACTTGCAACTATCCTCAAAGGTCAATTTGATGATTACGTTGTTAACTCTAGCAAAAATGACATTATGGGTGCTGCTAATAAAGAAGGCGTATCTGCTTGGAATCTAGCTAAGAATACGTATGCACGTAATATGAAAGCTGAGATATTTGACGATATGCTTGCTAATGCAGAGATAGAAAAAGGCCGTACAAGTGTTGGCAATTATTTAACTGGTCAAATTAAGAGTCTTGCAAAAAATGATAATAAAATGAGACTGTTTACTGCTGATGAGCAAAAAGAAATTATTGCTGCGGCTAAAGGGTCAAATACAGAGAAGATTCTTTCGCTTATTGGCAGATTGTCACCAACGGCAAATATATTTACTGGCGGTGGAAATATAGCATTTGCCACATCTAACCCTGTTGTTGGTATTCCTTTGGCTGCAACTACAGCCGCAGCTAGATATGGCTCTAATAGAATGCGTCAACAATCTATTGGCAATCTTGCAGACACAATGCGTAGAGGTGGGATGTATCCAAAAGAGACATCTGCTGCTAATGCATTGATGACTCGTGGTCTTCTTTCCCCACAGCAACAACAAGTAACTGAAGAAGATATTAACCTATTGATGGGTAGATAATCATGGCAAAGAACAAGATTAGCGAATACAGCGCTACTGCTGCAAATAACACTGATATAGGTGGTATTAACATAGCAGAGGGTTGCGCTCCGTCTGGCATTAATAACGCTATCCGTGAGTTAATGGCACAGCTTAAAGACCAGCAAGCAGGTACTGATGGCGATAACTTTACGGTAGGTGGCGCGTTTACTTGTACTGGTGCTGCTGTATTCTCTAGCACTGTGGCTATTGCTGGCTCTGCTACTGCTCCAACTCCTACGTTTGGTGATAGCACAACTAAAGTAGCTACCACAGCGTTTGTTCAGGCGGCATTAGCAGCGGCTTACCCGGTCGGATCTATCTATATCAATGCAACAAGCAGCACTAACCCTGCTACGTTGCTTGGCTTTGGTACTTGGGTAGCCTTTGGTGCTGGTCGTGTTCCGGTTGGTCTAGATGCTAGTAATGCAGCATTTGATACTGCTGAAGAAACAGGTGGTTCTGCTGATGCAATTGTAGTAAGCCATACACACACAGCTACGGTTACTGATCCCGGTCACAAACACACGATCCCAACTCGCCCTGACTTTACTGGTGGCGGTAGTGGATTTCAATCACCTTACAACGGGCTTGGAAATACAGTCAACTCAGATACATCTACAGTTAGCACAGGTATAACGGTAGCCAATAGCACTACTGGTTCTTCTGGTACTAACGCTAATTTGCAGCCATATATCGTAGTCCGTATGTGGAAAAGGACTGTCTAATCATGGAAAAGATGCCTCTCTCTGATGACCAGATTGAAGCTATAGCGGAACGTGCCGCTGAAGTAGCTTTTAAAAAGATCTATGAAGAAGTCGGTCGTTCTGTTGTTAAAAAGATATTCTGGATTGTAGGTGCTGCTGCATTGGGTCTAATGTTCTGGATGGCTGGTAACGGAACATTGCCAAAATGATAGAAGTTGCTACAGCCCTAATGGTCATCAAAGGGGCTAAGGCTGCTTTTGATGTTGCTAAAGAAGCGTTTGACGAGATCAGGGAATGTGCTGAGGCTGGTAAGTCTGCTCATGAATCATTAGGGGCGCTTACCAGTTTTTTTTCGTCTGCTGGCAAGGCTGAAGAAGGCATAGCACACGCTAAAGAACTTCAAGAGAATCCACCTGAAGAAGATAGCCGCAGTGATTACGAGATAGTCATTGAGATGATGGTTGCTGAGAGGCAGCTAAAGCAGTTTTATAAAGATCTTAAAGAGATGTTTATCTACCAGTTTCAGGAACCCGGTCTGTATGACGAGTTCATGGGTCGGCTAGAGAAACTTAGGGCAGATCGTCGGCAGAGAGAGACAGACCATAAGCTGCATCTGAAGGCTTTGGAGATGGCGGCTAGACGAGAGAAAGCTAAGAAAGTGCAGATGATTCAGGATGCACTAGCTATAACACTAGGTGGTATAGTTTCTATTGCAATAATAATTGGTATTGTTTGGATGTTTACTTTGGGGGCTTAATGCTTACTTTATTATCTACTTTTACATCGTTTTTAATGGGTGGTTTGCCCAAGATACTAGACTTCTTTCAGGACAAGTCTGACAAGAAGCATGAGTTAGAGCTTGCTAAAATCCAGATTGAGCGTGAGTTAGCTTTGGCTAAAGAGGGTTATGCGGCTCAACAGCGCATTGAGGAAGTCAAGCTAGACGAGATCAAGGTTCAGTCTGCGTCTGACGAGAAAGTGGCTCTAATCGGCGCTCAACAGGCTGAATTACAAGCTATTTATGCTCACGATATGAAGCTCAGTGAGGGTACTAGCCAGTGGATGAAGAATCTGAGGGCTTCGGTACGTCCTGTCATTACTTATGGCTTCTTTGGCCTTCTATGCGCTCTGGATGCGGTTCTGGCTTATAAGGGCTTTGAGTCAGGTGTTTCCTTTAACGAGATGGCTAACCAGCTCTGGGACGATGAGACTCAGGCTCTGTTTGCATCCATCATAGCGTTTCATTTCGGTGGTCGGGCTTTTGGCAAATGATTAGCGAAAAATCCCTATTAATGCTCAAAAAACACGAGGGAGTAAGGTATAAGCCTTACCGCTGTCCTGCTGCCTTGTGGACTATTGGCGTAGGTCATGTTCTGTACCCAGAGCAAGGCAATCTAAAGATGCCAGAGCGTCTAGCCTATCCATTAAAGATAGAAGATTTCCGCAAATTTTCC